TTACCAAACATCTCTTCGAATTTAGCTTTCAGCTCTTCATCTGTCAGATTTTCATGCTCAAATGTGACATCTTCAGCAGTTATATTATACTGCTCCAAAAGTTGCTCAAATAAGCCCATATTATCTTTTCCTCCTTTCGTAGAATTTTGATCTATCTCAAATGTGGTTTTATCCACATTGAAATTTAATAAAGATATGTTAGCACCTTCCATAGCTGGTTCTACAGTAGAACCATCTTCATAATATCCAAGAATAGTAATTCCTTTGAATACAAAATCATCTATGTTAAGGATTTTTTCTTTGGCATCATATGAAAAATCATACACATCGATTTCTACAGATACCGGGCATTGTCCATCCGCATCCATAAGAATTTCAGGTGCTTTCGTATATCCCTCATAAAGATAAGCATCTGTCTCAATATATTCCTTATCTTTGTCGGCATCATAAACTAATTCAGGTTTAGCATCTGTAGGAACATGACCCACTGGAATTTCATCATAAACGACTTCTCCATTATCATCTTCATGCATTGCATGCCAACCAAAAACATTTTTTTGTTCTCCATCAATTTCAAGTTGATGAATATATGCTAAAATAGGTCGATTCTTAATACTTTTTAAATTCTTTTTCATAGAACTGTAGGTAATTTGACTATGATTTTTATTTTTACCCACATGAGCAGCTTTTAAATGTGCTTTAACAAGTCCATCTTTAGACGTGTCTTGAGCAAAAGATAAAACGCCCTCAAGTCCAACGGCTACAAAAGAGCCGCCAATAAAATTATCTTTAGAAAAATTAACACTGTTTCCTTGTTTAACTAAATAATCATAAAAAGCGTCTATAGTAATAAACATAATTGCACCCCCTTATAAACATACTGTTTTTGAGAAGGTACATTTATTAATAGGAACAGTACTAAATTCTCCATTTTCAAAACGACCTATATTTACAAAAACAAACAAAGTCCCCTCTTTTTCCATCTCAGGATAACCCGCTTGTCTAAATAATTCAGCTACCTCTGTATCAGAGGTTTTAATAAACGGTATTTTTTCCATTTTCAACCTCCTTAACCATTTGACCTGTCTCTTTTAAGACGACTAGCCTCACCATCATCTGTAAGATCCGAATCATCGGATTCAGGTCTGCCAACTTCTCCATCACCATTACTAGTAGATGTATGACTAGAAACAAGTGGACTATTAAACTTATTAGATAAACCAAGAATATTCTCTTCCAGATAATTAGTAGCTAATGATTCATATTCACTTATACCATTTAATGCATTAAGTGCTAATTTAACAGGAAGACCGTAAGTACCATTTTCTAGCAACTCTTTTCTAAAATCTTCCTTTGTATAAGCACTAATTGGAAAGAACACTACCTTACAAGGTGTGCTAAGATTATATGTCGCATATCTGTTTACCCAGCCTTGTGTTTGACCAAGTAACGAACTAATAGCTAATTCAGTATCTACTTTCATAGCAAGTTTCAAACCAGTCGTACCTGTAATAGAAATACTATTAAGCACTTGACCACCCATACCAGAATTAAGGACATTTTCTGTAGCTTTGGTCACTTTATTACTATTTGTAGTAGCATCATTATCACTAAAACCGATAGTATTTAATTTTCCGGGCACAATGGCGGCAGAAGTATAATCTGGCAACGCTTCTTCGCACATTCTATTAAAATATTGAATAATAATTTCAGGATCAACTTTCCAATCATCAATATTTTTACTTCCAGTAATAGTTTCCATTTCCAACCAAATCAGCTTATAAATATCCTGTTCATCCGCAATAGCTTGAAAATCTTTAACGTCTTCCAAATTAATTAATTCAGCAAATAAACCAGAATAATATGGTACAATTACTTTCCAATCTTCAACATTTAATTTTAAACAAACAGTATACTCTTCTGGAAATACCTGCCATTTAAAATCATCGCCACCAGACTCATATTGACGATACATGCTTTCAAAAGGATCTCCCCAATATTCAAGCAAATAATTATATGTACCTGTAAAATATGACATATCCATGGCAAATGCAAAATCGCCACTTGGAAATCTGCCCGCAATTTTGCAATAATCTGGATCAAGTGGAAGAATAAATAATCCATTATCATCATCATAATAAGCACAACCATAAAACACATCTTGAAGAAAACAGATAAGATATATCATTAAAAATTTTTGTTGAAGGTCAAGACTATCAATGAATTTAGCTGTTTCTGCATATTCCTTCAACATTTTTTGATCATTTTGTGTATTAGCAGTTACATCATAATTTGGTATAATGCGTCTTGCGTCTAATTCAAACATAGTCGCATTATAATTAATAAGTTTCTTATACATTTGTGAACGATAATATAAATACCAAGAAAGATTCCTGAGATTCTTTTCATTGTTACTAATATTTTTTAAATAAGAAAGAAGCTTACTTTTGTCGAAAGTGGGAATTGCTTTCCTTGTATTTTTTGTCACATCTGTAATTTGTTTAAATGAAGTTTGAGCAGCTTCAAAATTTTTTAATCTATCATAATTATTATTATAAAAAGATTGTAATTCAGAAACTGTTTTTTCTCCATGTTGCGTTATAATTGTATCTCGTGTCTGAGTTGTGCTCGACACATTGCGATTTCTTTTTCTTTTACGTGCCATATGCACCTCCTCAAATTATTCTATTATTTTTTGTACGTCCTCTACGTATTGTAAGATTGTGTACAAGTCGTTCCACATCAGATATGTTTGGTTTAAGTTGAAGTTCTAATTGTTTCATACACCAATAATTATACGAAAGAGAAGAGTAGCGGTCTTTTCTATTGCCCTTCGTTTCAAATACTTTTAGCTTGCCATCTTTATAAAAACCTTTTAATTTCACTAACTCAAAAATGGCAGCTGATGTTTCAGCATAAGATTTTAGTAATTCACCTTTTTCATATACAGTTAATTTTTTATATCCTTTAAATTCCTTAGAAAGATATATTTCAGCATCGTTTTCAGATACAAGAAAATCAACATTGCCATTTTGAATTGCATTACGAAGTAAAAGACAATAAATACTATTAGAGTCAGCGGTTGCCTTAACCGAATATATTACTTTTTTTGCATCTCTTACTTTACATCTCTGTGCCATTTCATCATTATTACAACATGATAAAGCCTTATATGTTTCACCTGTTTCAGGATCATATTGATCTTTTACTAAGAAATCAAATGTGGAGAGACCAACTCCGTTGGTATCAATTACCATATATGTGCAATGGTATTGATAAAAATATCTCATAACAATAATACCTAATTCATCAGACGTCAGCCCTTCAAATGTTTGCCCAAAAACAAAATGTGCTTTATATTTTGTGTCTGTTGTTCTAATGGCATCATTAATATATATAGCAGAAGCATCATTACGTTTCTTTTTAGTTGAAGCCATAAGTGCTATATCAACTGATAATATGCGCTCTCCATTCCTAGGAGCTGGTGGAATAGGATTATCTTTAGAATAAAATTTTAAAGGTAGTAATCCTTTTTTATTTACTCTAAGTCTAGTAGCTTCATCAAAACTGAATACTCCACCTTCATTATCTCCATACCAAAAACACTCATCTTCCATATGAAAGGCAATTTCATCGAAGTCATCTTCTGACATTTGATCTTCTACCTGCTCACGCATTAACAACCCCTCAGAAATAGATATTTGATAAGGAAGACCGCATATAAAATATTTGCGTCTTGGGTCTAAGAAATTTTTAAAATATGCCTTAAATTTTTCAAAACCCCAACTACTCTTTAACCATGCAGATGACATATATATTTCTTTATTACGCTCTTGCATGTGTTTATATTGAGAGTACTTTAAATAACCCGGCGCTCTAGGCGCTTTAAGAAATTCTTTAATAACAGTATCAATAATACGTTTATCTGTTTTAACGTATTCATCAACAATTATGATATTCGCACGTTGAGAACGAGCGTTGTCTGTACTTGTAGTTGTTCTGATCCAACTACCGTCTTTAAAATAAATAGAACCTTCATTTTGGCTCACAGTTATCTTAGCTATTTCGTTTCTCAAGAAAGAACTCTGTGGACAGAATTCATCTCTAATTTTTAACAAACTTTGATTTGATTGATTCAAAGTAGGCGCTGTAATAATTATTTTCGAGCCTGGATATAAAATCGCAACTACACAAGCGTAGAGGCTCACAAGCATTGTCTTGCCTTGCAATAGTTATTAACCATAGGTTTTTTATCCTATACTCTGGAAGTTTCCCTCATTTGCATCGATTGGTCATTTCCAATCCAGTTTAGCGTACATTTTCATCTCGATAAGATGACGGACACTCTTGGGCAGATTATATTTATTCACTACCTACGCGTTACGGTGGCTAATAGCCTTTCGCAATCTATTAACTTACCTCGGTGTTGGCATTTATATCCGAATCAGCGTTCACCGATTTTGCCCGTTTTAATTTCCTATTCTCATAAGAAATGAGCCATTCTTTTGCTAAAAGATATTTGTCATATTTACGTTTTAATTTTATACAATTTACATCTTGATACAAATATTGTAATAAACGCATAGCATATATACCACTAAGTTCCAAATATTTTACATTTTTATTTTTACGGAACTGTAATGAAGAGTTGATATTATAATCAGAAAACAATTTATCTTTTATATATGTTAAAAATAATTCATTGTTGTTTGCCAAAGATACAGTAGGGTAATTATTATCCTTTTGTAGATGAATACAACCGTCTCCATCTAAAAAACCTCTGAGCAAATCAAAAAAATAACGTTCCTCAACAATTGGATATTCTTTTTTATGTGTTTTATTAGGTAATATATTATGAGACATTAAATCTTCTACTATTTCTTTTCTGTTTAATCTAAGATACCATATATGAGATGTTGTTTCACGTTGGTATCCCATAATAGGATCATTAGTTACAGTCTCATTAAAAGTTCCTCCATTTTCAAAATGTGAATTTAATTCTTCTAATATATATTTATCTCTGGCTTGTAATCCTATAGCTACACTATACCACCTTCTTTGAGGGGCATACCCAATAGTTCCATCAGCATAAAGAAAACCAAGCCAATAAGCCTTTATGGGATTGTCTATTACATGAAAATAAGAACATTCATATTTACCTATTTTAGAATATCCAAGATAGTTTAAATGAGAAATTACTTGATGTTTCCTCATTTTTAGATCATTAGCTATCTCTTGATAACTTTTTGTTTCAAAATTATCTATCATATATTTTTCTTCTTCAGCAGTTATGTATCTTAATTTCCTTCTGCTTAATTTGTGATTACTCATATAATGTTTAAGTTTTTGATAATCACAATTTAATGCTTCAACCAATTCCATATTTGTCATTTGTAAATAGTTGTCTAAAATAAATTTTTCTTGTTCATCAGTGAAATTTTTTCTACTCATTTAATTTACCTCTTTTCTTAATAAATAAAAAAAGAGGTGGTCGGTAATTATCCGACAAATCCTCTTTAGCAAAAATTATTGTCAACCCCTAGCAGCACAATACAAAAAATAATTATTATGCATCATTGCCCATAACAGCAATTCTTGAAACCATTTAAGGCTCATATTTTCAAATTGCAGAACTTCTTTGACAAACCGTTGTGGATTCGCTCGATAATATCCAGCTCTCCAAGCAATAGTTCGCATCATTTTTGTATGCTTTTCTTCTTTTACTTCTTCTATATTTCTAGTCTCTTCAATAAACTCACTCATGATTCATCATCCACTTCAAATTCTTCGTTCATTTTATTGCCGAAGATTTCTTCAAAAATAGATTCTGTATCATCGCCCTCCTCATATTCAGGACGTTTCACAGTAAGCTTACCCATAAATCTTTCATATATAGAAGAAAAAGCATTTTTAATATTTAACATCTTAGCAAGATGTCCTTTAAAGAAAACATCTATCAACAAACCAATTTTATCTATATCAGCCCACTCACCCTCTGGCTCTGGAATTGGCTTTTCCATTTCCCAAGCTTTTATTAATTCACCAAAAGTTTTTTGATCAGTCATAGCATCTGTAGAATTCTGAGTCGGTTTAATTCCTAAACTTGTCATAATTTCTTGACAAGATTTGATAGCATCTTTAGGATCACCATCTTCTTTGGCTAATCGTCTGGCTCTCATGTCTTGAATACATAATTGTTCAAATAACACCTCTTGTGCTTTAGCTTCGGCAGGATATCTTGATACCCAATCCTCATAAGCACTTTCAAGCTGATATAATTCCTCAGAAGAATAAGCACCAAATCTTTTGCGACCACGTTTAATTATCTCTTGGTCTTCATCAACAATTTCAATCTTGTCTGGTCTTGACACAGAATATTTTTCACCATATTCTGAATTCTCCCAAGTTTTTCCTTTATATGCAGGAAGACTACAAATCTGAGCCATATATCTTTGAAATGGTAATATTTTAGATTTACCAGAATCGTTAGATTCTTCATTATTATAGGAATTAACACAACCAATATATAAACTTTCAATAAAAGGTTTATTCATTTTTCGTAATACTCTTTGAACAGATAATTTAGTTTCTTTAGGAGGATCTGTAGGCTTTTCTATATTTTCTGCTTCCCTAAAAATACATTCTTTGCACACAGGATAAAATCCATGTATTGTATTTCCGTCTGCATAAAAATTTTCTTTTTTTGCTGATTTTAATCGTCCACATGAAGGACAGATTAAATCGTCCAATTTTGTAATTCTCATATAGCGTTCTGCGAGTGCGTTATATTCATTTCGCAAATCACCAATCTTCATCTTTTTTACGTCATCTGGCTTTTTTATCTCACGGATATACGCCATATAATCACCACCTTTAATCTTTTTAATTCAATTTATAATTACATAAGAAATAGCGTGGGGGAGGATTTGAACCTCCGACCTTCAGCTTATGAGGCTGACGAGCTGACCGAACTGCTCTACCCCGCATATATATAAAAGCGATTACTAAAATATTTCATTTAGTAATCGCTTTATTTTAAAAAATAATCTTATAGGATTCATTATGCCCATATAAATCATCAAATCCAAAAATCTTAACCGCAGGTTTATTACCTTTAAAAATACTATCTGCATAAGGATCACATCCAACAAAACTAGGACACATCAAAACCTCTGTATCATGGCATACACCCTCATAGCCAGAAATTTCTTTGCTTGTATGACAATGACCTACAATTAGATAATCAACAATCTCATTAGTTTTTGCTGACAAATCTTTTAAAATAGTTTCAAAATTTTTAATTTGATGCCCATGCATAGCAATGATATTATATCCTTCTA